GTTTTCTTTCCGCAAAATGCCCTTTTCGTTCGAAAAATGCATTTACATGAGTATAAAAAATAAAAAAATCTTTTAATTTAAGAAAAATCTTTAAGAAAGTGAGGTGAAGAAAACGTGCCGAGATCGCGGAAAATCGTGGGTATGACCACAAAGCACTTCAGTCGCGCGGAAAAAGAGAAACGCAAGTACGCTGAATCGACTATAAAAACGGACAAAAATGACATAACCCGGATCCCGACCAAAGAGCTTCGTGATGCAGCAGCACGTAAGGAGTACAAGCGCGTTCTTCCCGAGCTTTTGAAGAGTGAAGTCATAGGAAATCTGGACAGGGCACAGCTCATAGCCTACTGCAATGCATGGTCACGGTACCTGGAAGCCACAGAGAAGATGAAGGATCCTTCTGAGCATCTGACCGTGGACATGGCAACAGGTGGAAAGAAGCCTAACCCTCTGATAACCGTTGCTGAGAATGCCTATAAGGAATTCAAGGCAGCAGGCGAGTGTTTAGGCATGACAGTGAGCGCAAGACTGAGCGCTGCAAGCCTTAAGGTCCAGAAGCAGGAGGAAGAACTCATGCAGGAGTTCGGTGAGATCTCATGACTGCCTGGAAGACAAGATCCCTTCCGGCCAGAAGCACAAATGGGCATGTCAGAGATTTCTCAATGACCTTGACCGCATCGGAAGCGCAGACTTCCCGTATATCTGGGATGAGCAGCAGGCGTCAAAGATAGTCAAGTGGTTTGCGATGCTGAGACACAGTAAGGGCACTCTCGCCGGGACGCCGATCCTCCTGACGTCCTGGCAAAAATTCAGGGAGTGCCAGATCTACGGATGGGTGCACCGGGAAACGGGGCTCCGGAGATTCAGGAAAGCCTTTACTGAATGCGGAAGGAAGAACGCAAAGTCCCAGATGGAAGCCGGGGAAGCCCTTTATGAGATGGCGGTGACTTCCACAAGGAACCACGAAGTAAATGAGATATACACGGCCGGAGTAAAGAGGGACCAGTCAAAGATCGTTTTCAAGGAATGCGATCTGATGACCAGGGGGACACTGATCCGGTCAAAATTCAATTTCAACAGGGACCAGATAGAGCATATAAAGACAGGATCCTTCATGAAGGCTCTGTCAAAAGAAGATGGAAGGAGCGGGGATGGTACGAACCCCGCTTTGCTGATCATTGACGAGTACCATCAGCATCCGACCACGGACTTCTATGATCTTGCCCTGGGATCCAATACAAAGGAACCGCTGGTGTCAATAATCACCACTGCCGGAAAGGATCTGACGTATCCCTGCTACACCCAGGAATACGATTATTGCAGTAAGCTCCTGGATCCGAGCGTTGATGTCGCGAATGAAGAGTATTTCGTGGACATCTGTGAGGCGGATGAAGGGGATGATCCGGGAACTCTTGCCACATGGCAGAAAGCGAACCCTATAAGAGCGTTCTACCAGGAAGGCATCGAGAAGATCGCAGCAGATTTTGAGGTTGCAAAGCAGATTCCGGAGAAGATGATCGCCTTTATGACGAAGGTGCTCAATATCTGGGTGGCCAGCAAGCGCAACGGCTACATGGACATGAAGAAGTGGAAGCTCTGCGAGGTAAAAGAGCTCCCCATATCACTTGAGAATCATCCGGTGTATGTAGGCTTCGACCTTTCTTCAAAGATCGACCTTTCTTCAGTGGCTTTTTTGGTTCCCTGGAAAACGGATGTGATGGATGACATGGGCAAACCCGTCATCAAGTACATCCTGTGGACGCATTCCTTCATCCCTACAGCCGAGAAGCTTCGGGAGCACATCATCAAGGACAAGGTTCCGTATGATGCGTGGGAGCGTCTGGGATACCTGACGGTCACAAACACGCCGATCGTTCACCAGGGCGCCATCATGAAGTACGTCCTGGATGAGTGCAAGAGGCTAAAGCTAGACATTAAGAGTCTCTGCTTTGATCCCGCTAACGCTTCAAAGCTCATGATGGACCTTTCAGATGAAGGCTATGACGTTGAGGAAGTATACCAGTCCCATAAATCCCTGAATGAATCTACTCAGGGATTCAGGGAGCAGGTTTATTCCGGGAATGTCATATATATGCATAATCCGCTTTTGAATTATGCAATGTCTAATGCGGTTGTGAGGACCAATAACGGTCTGATCAAGATAGATAAGGACGCTACCACGAAGCGTATCGATCCTGTCGATGCTTCGCTGGCCGCGTTCAAACTCGCGCTTTATCACGATTTTGATGATGAAGCGTACAACGATTACGTATCGAAATTCTTGGAGGATATGGGAGCATAACAATGGGATTTTTAAAATGGCTGTTCGGTACAGCAGAGGAAAGCACGCCGGTACCCGACACAGCGGCGCTTGAGGATGAAAGGCTCCTTGAATGGCTGGGGATTGACAGAGAGAAGCCCGAAGCCATTCAGGAAACAACCTACTTCACGTGCCTGAAGGTACTGTCGGAGACCATGGGAAAGCTTCCTCTGAAGCTGTACAAGGAAGATGAGAGCGGCGGACGTGTCCGCGCACCAACAAACACAGAGACAGACAGGATCCTCTTCAGACCGAATCCATATATGTCACCTTCCACGTTCTGGAGCACCATGGAAGCAAACTGCCACCATTATGGCAACGCTTATGCATGGATCCAGAGGGAAACACAGAAGGAAGGACAGTATGGCGGTGTGAGGGTAGTGAAAGCCATGTGGCCGATGAGATCGGACTGCGTGACCGTCTACATGGATGACGTGGGAATCTTCGGGGATAAGGGAGAACTGTACTACAGGTACAACAATCCTCAGAACGGAGAGACTTATGTGTTCCGGCAGATGGATGTGCTTCACATAAAGACATGGCTCACCTGGGACGGAGTAATAGGCAAGTCCGTAAGGGACATCCTGAGGACTACGCTCTACGGTGCCGGATATGCACAGAAATATTTGGAAAAGCTTTATGAGTCAGGCCTCACGGCATCAAGCGTCCTTCAGTACACCGGTGATCTCGATGATAAGTTGAGAAAACGACTTCAGGAAAAGTACAACAGTGTTCTTTCTGGCGCGAGAAATGCCGGTAAGGTTGTAGCCATTCCGGTTGGAATGAAGCTGGAGCCTCTGACATACAAGCTTGCTGATGCTCAGTTCCTGGAACTGAGGAAATTCAGCGCTTTGCAGATAGCAGCAGCCTTCGGAGTGAAGCCGAACCAGATCAATGACTACGAAAAGAGCTCATATGCAAACTCTGAAACGCAGCAGCTCGCATTCCTTGTGGATACGATGCTGTACCGGCTTTCAGTGTATGAGCAGGAGATAAATTACAAGCTCCTGAATCGGAAACAGCGGTCAGATGGGTTCATGTTCAAGTTCAATGAGAAGGTCCTCCTGAGGACTGACTCAGAGAAACAGATGCAGACACTGGCATCTGCGGTCAATAACGGAGTGTACACACCGAATGAGGCGAGACATCTCCTTGACCTTCCGTCAAAGGAGGGCGGTGACAAGCTCATAGTTAATGGCAACTATATTCCGCTTACTCAGGTAGGCGAGCAATATACAAACTCGAAGGAAGGAGGAAGCGGAGAGGATGATTCTTAACATCAAAGGCGACATCGTGAATGATGATGTCAAAAGGATGATCAATCTTTTGGCTGAGTGGGGCTGGCCTATTCTTGGCGACTACTTTGCACCCATGGACCTTAAGAACGCTCTGGCAGAGATGCCGGAAGGAGACCGTCTGGAAGTGAAGATCAATTCCGGAGGCGGTGACGTGCTTGCGGGTCAGGAGATTTACGCAATACTCCGCGCACGGAATGACGTGGACATCGAGGTCGAGTCCTTGGCTGCTTCCGCTGCGTCTGTCATTGCAATGGCAGGTCCCAGTAAAATTTCACCCATCGGCATGGTGATGATACATGATGTATCGACATATGGAGTATGCGGCAATCACCAGGACATGGAAAAAGTGGCAAAAGAGCTTAAAGCCTGGGATGAGGCACTGGCAGCAGCTTATGTTGCAAAGACAGGAAAGTCCCAGGAAGAGATCATCAAGCTCATGGATAAAGAGACATGGCTCCCTGCGGCACGTGCCGTAGAGCTTGGATTTATTGATGAGATCACAGATGATCAGAGCTCAAAGAGAGTTCTCGCAGCATCGTTCGGCGGTATCTACAAGAAGAGTGCAGAGATCGCGGAGCAGTTCGAGAAGGTAAAAGCAGAACGGGAAGCCCGTGAAGCTGAAAAAGATGAAATATTAAAGGACCTCGACAAGTTCGGGGCTAGATAAGTAAAGGAGAATGGTATGGATTTACAGAAATTACTCGATGATATCAATGCTAAGAAGCTTGAAGTTCAGAATCTTGTGAAGGAAAACAAGATCGATGAGGCAAAGGCTGCAAAGGCAGAGCTTCAGATGATGCAGGACAAGTATGACCTGCTTTCAGATATGCAGGATAATGGAAAGACGCCTATGTCAAATAACGTTAAGC